CATAGAGAACAATGAAATACTATGAATCACACTATGAGGATTATATCCATTCTGTAGAAAAATATAATTTACATAACGAAATGAATCCTATATATAATAAATTTCCGAATAAGATCTCGCAATTAGAGAACCTTATCTTTTTTGGTGCATCAGGTGTAGGTAAATATTCACAAATCCTATACTTATTAAAAAAATATAGTCCAAGTGAGTTAAAATACGATAAGAAAATTACGATACAAACCGAAAAACAAGAATATATATATAAAATAAGTGATATACATTATGAGGTAGATATGTCATTATTAGGATGTAATTCGAAATTGGTTTGGCACGAGGTTTTCTTTCAGATTGTAGATATTATATCTGTTAAGGCTGATAAAATAGGTATTATCATATGTAAGAATTTCCATTTAATTCATACGGAATTATTGGAGATATTTTATAGTTATATGCAACAATATAATCATAGTCATTCCACTATTAAAATAAAATTTTTCATAGTAACCGAACATATTAGTTTTATTCCCAAACAAATTATCAATGCTTGTCAAGTTATAAAAATATCTCGTCCAAGTAAAGATAGATATTTTCAGACATTGACGATGGGAAGGTTCTCGACGAATATAGAAACAAATATTCAAGAACCAAGAACATTTATAAAAAAAATCACGGATTATAAAGGAAATCATATTAATGTATTAAAAACAAAGGATATTTTAGATAAAATCGATACGGAGGGAATATTGAATACAAAAGAATTAAATTCATTTAGTAGTATCGAGACCATCAATGATTTACCCAAAGATGTATTCAATATTATATGTGATAATATAATCAAGGAGATACTAAAAACGAGTAAATTATCATTTACTGATTTCCGTGACACACTCTATGATATTTTAACATATAATTTAGACGTTACAGAATGTCTATGGTATATTTTAAGATTTTTTATCCAGAATGATTATTTAAATGAGAAAGATACCTCAGATATATTGAAAAAAACATATACTTTTTTAAAATATTATAATAATAATTATAGACCCATATACCACTTAGAGAGTATTATGTTTTATATAATAAATAAGATACATAATTATAATGAATTATGAAAAAGCTTGTAAAATATTAGATATAAATACTGATGAAATAACTAGTGAAATTATAAAAAAACAATATCGCATCAATGCCTTACTATATCATCCTGATAAAAATAAAGAAGAAGATACCACGAGTAAATTTCAAGAAATCCAATGTGCATATGAATATTTATCGAAAAAGATAGTGAATGAAGAAGCGATGGATATGGAAAATGAAATGTACGAAGGAGAAGAAAATATGACAAATAGTTATGCAGGTATTTTATTTTCCTTTATGAAGAATTTGATGCAAACGGATGTGAATGCTGATAATAAAAGTGGTATATATTATATAATATTGGAAAAGATATCGAATACATGTGAGAAAAAGGCTTTGGAACTTATCGAAAAGGTGGATAAAAAAGTATTAATCAAATTATATGAGATAATCGGTAAGTATAGTGACGCGTTACATTTTTCGAGTACTTTTATAGAAAAGATGAATGAGATAATCACAAAAAAAATAGAAAAGGATGAATGTATCATATTGAATCCAACCATTGATGATTTATTCGAAAATAATTTATATAAATTAAGTGTGAATGGAATGGTATATATCGTACCACTTTGGCATAATGAATTAGTATATGATAATATGGGTAATGATTTATATGTTAAATGTTTTCCGATGTTACCCGATAATGTCACCATAGATGATAAAAATAATATTTATATATCGGCGACATTTGATATAAAAGAAATCTTGAATAAAGAAGTGATTGAAGTGGTTATAGGAAAAAGAGAATTTGAAATTTCGCCGAATGATTTGATAGTTAAACCATATCAGACAATAATATTAAAAGGGAAGGGTATATCAAAAATAAATACACTGGATATTTATGATATAAGTAAAAAAAGTAATATTTTGGTAAATATAGCTTTATCATAAATGTGGTAAGAAAATCAATTCGTAATATTTTTGGTAATATCGGATATATTGAATATATTTTTTGCGAAAATAGATAATTTTTGTGGTTTTGAAATAATGTCCTTAAAATAGATATTGAATAGCCATAATGAAGCAAAATTGTAATAATCTATATTTTCGCTTTTTTTATTTATAATTTCGTTCGTATATACCAATTTAAATTCTTTTTCGCGTTCTAATAAATAACGCACGACCAAATCATTTGATAAGACTTTGGGTAATACTCTCGCAATATTTACATTATATAACACTTGAGACGTATCTGCATTTATCATCTTTTTTAATTCATCGTATAATAGTTTAGCTTCGAAATATTCTTTATAAATTTTATTTTTAATCTCTTGTGGTAATTTATCTATAATTTGGATTACGTCAGATGTTGCCATTTTATAATATATTGTTAAATAAATTATTACCAAATAATTCATCTCAATTTTGTAGGCGGGATAACCATATATTACGTTGCTTTCCACGATTCGCTATACATTTTTGAACCATACAATATTTATATCGAATACCATTTGTAAATATTATTTTATATGTATTATCCAATGCTCTATTACATTGATAACAATGGTCTATATAAAATTTGTCAAACCCAAAATGCAGATATAATTCATCTAATACTTTATTCATATGACCTCTATGTTCTACATTATATTCATAAACAAGGTTTTGTAATTCACAGGGTAATTTATCGAGAAGTTCTCGAATTGATAACATAATATACTATATACTCATTCTATTTCTAGATTACTTACGTAAAACTACATAAAATGTTCTCGCCATTATATGTAGTAAAATGTTCTCGATATTATTTGTGTTATTTATTTTTCATCTAATGACAGTGGATTGTTATTTATCAAATATACAATTAAAATATATAAATCATATTTTAACCCATCCTAATACACCACCCGTAATACGTAGTAAAACAAAAGAAATATTATTCACCGAATATTATGGATGGTTGAAAAAACAAGTGCGTGAATTCATAGAAAGTAACCATTATTCCAAAAACAAAATAACAACGGACGAATTATACCAATACGCAAATAAAGGCTTATTAAAAGCGATTGAAAAGTTCGATGGTAAAGGTTCTCTTAACAAATATGCCAAGAAGTATGTTATAGGTGAAATGCATACAGGGTTATTGGAATTGATACCATTGAACCCTATAAATAAATATCAAAAATACATAAAAAAGGAGAAAGTTCTCAAACCTACCATATTACCACCTGAAAATTATTGGATATTCGATAAGTTTAGAAAATATAGTGATAGAAATAAAGAAATAGTTTCCATAAATGGTTATATAAGTGATAATGTTTATTGTTTTTGTAAAGAAATACAAACTGTTGATGAAATAAAATCCATTGTTCTCGAACTATTACCAGAACAACAACAATTATTTTTCACTCGATATGATTTTGAAACGCTAAAACCAAAGCATACTATAAATGAATTATGTGATTTAATGAAAATCAGTGATGAAACATATAGACAAAGAATGAACATTATCAAAAAATATATAAAGATGCGTTTAGAATGTTGAAAAGTGTGGAATAAAATATCTAGATATGATATATGATTTCTCAAATAAAAAAAGGTGGTAAATGGTCTATGAAATATAAGAAATCTATAAATTGTAGAAGACCTAAAGGGTTTTCACAAAAGCAACATTGTAAATATGGAAGAAAAACTAGAAAAAACAAAGTGAAAAAAGAAACATAAAATGTTCTCAACATTTATATAATTGAGAACATTATATAATGTGTGGAATCGTTGCTTATTTAGGTTCTGATAACTATATTGAATATATATTATCAGGATTATCTTTGCTGCAAAATCGCGGTTATGATTCAGTAGGAATATCCAGTATATATAATGGTGAAATAAAGACTATTAAATATGCATCTACGAATACACATAATTCATTAGAAAAATTGGAAAACAAGGTTCTCGAAAATAAAGAAATATCAAATTGTGCAATAGGACACACACGATGGGCAACTCATGGTGGTAAAACCGATATCAATGCTCATCCTCATCACGATACCGCCGATAGAATTTCGATTGTTCATAATGGAATCATCGAGAACTTTCAAGAAATCAAAACCCGATTAATAAATAAAGGTTATAGTTTCAAGTCTCAAACCGATACTGAAATTATTTCGGTTCTCATCGGGTATCATTTAGATAATGGTGAAACGATTGAAAGCTCCATTAAAAAAACAGTGGAGGAATTAACAGGAACCTGGGCATTAGTCATTATACATCGTGATTATCCGAATAAATTATGGGCAACTCGTAATGGTTCTCCACTTTTATTAGGAATGGAAGATGAATATATTATCTTAGCATCCGAACAGATTGCATTTGCAAATTATATAAACAAATTTATCATATTAGAGAACCACGATTTAATCGAAATCACCAAAGAAGAGAGAACCATCACCTATAATAACAACATCCATCGTTATATGATAAATGAAAAAACTAATATACCTATTGAATTGACACCTACTGGTTATACCCATTGGATGATTAAAGAAATAATGGAACAACCTCAATCGATCATACGTGCTATAAACAATGGTGGAAGAATTGAGAACAATATATCAGTGAAGTTAGGTGGTTTGGATTCATATAAATCCCGATTTATGGATATAAGCCATCTCATCATACTAGGTTGCGGTACGTCATATCATGCGGGGTTATGGTCACTCGATATATTTAAAAGTTTAGATATTGTGGATACAGTAGCCGTATATGATGGTGCCGAATTTGACGTAAAAGATATTCCAAAGAAAGGTAAAACGGCATTGATATTATTATCGCAATCAGGAGAAACCAAAGATTTACATAGATGTACTAATATAGCAAAAGAATATGATTTGATAACGATAGGTGTGGTGAATGTGGTGGATTCGATGATTGCTCGTGAAACCGATTGCGGAGTATATTTGAATGCAGGTAGAGAAGTGGCGGTAGCAAGTACCAAATCATTTACGAATCAATGTGTAATATTAGTAATGATAGCGGTATGGTTCTCACAGAATCGTGGAACTTGTATCGAAAAAAGAAAAAAAATAATAAAAGATTTACGCAACTTATCGATACAAACCGAGAACTTATTACGTAATTCAGAGAAAGTGCGAGAACTTATCTATAAAGTAAAGGATACAAAATCAATGTTTTTATTAGGAAAACGTAAGCAGGAAGCCATAGCGAAAGAAGGAGCATTAAAAATAAAGGAGGTTGCCTATATTCACGCGGAAGGCTTTAATTCGAGTTCTTTGAAACACGGTAGTTTTGCATTGATAGTCAATGATTTACCGATAATAATCATAGATATAGAGGATGAACACCGAGATAAAAATCGAAATGCATATCAGGAAGTATTAGCGAGAGATGCTCACGTTATAAGAATTTCTGATATAGAGGGAGAACTTCTTATAGAAAAAAACGATACGTTTGGTGGGTTATTGGCAAATATTTATGTTCAATTGCTGAGTTATTATATCGCTATAGAGAATGGTCATAATCCCGATTTTCCCAAAAACTTGGCGAAAGTGGTTACAGTGGAATAAGTTATTCAGTAATTTCATTGTTTTCGAGAACATATTTCAAAAAAGCTTTATTTTTAAGTGCATCATTATAACCAGCTAAATACATTTCATCAAAATTAAATTTATTCTTCGATAAAAGTGTTGTATAATCAGTTATATCTTTGATAAGATTATTATTCGGTTTATTATGATTCCACATACTTGGTGTAATATGTAAAACAGGCTTACTCGTGAATAAATAAGGATAACTCGAGAACCCACCGTCAAATGTAATTTTATTATTATACATATTCACGAATCCACCCGTTAATAGTGGTATATGAGAACTAGCGATACACGCATTTAATGCATCTTCTAAATTAGTAAATCCCGAATATATAGTAGTATGTGGTTTATACGCATCAATCGTGGTTACACCAATAAACAACCGTCTCAAATCGAAATCTTCGCTTTTACATAAGGAAAGTATTTTGTTTTTCATGGAGTTCTCGACTTGAAATGGAGTTTTATATTGTTTCAAACTCATATCGACAATTTCCTCTTTTATGGTTTGATAATCATATTTATAGCACATCATTAATGCGTTCCAAGCACCCGCAGATGCACCTGAAAAAACATATTCGTCTAAATTGAAATTGTCTTTTATATATGAACACACTCCAAATGAATATATCCCCTTATATCCACCTGGTGATATGGAAATGATTTTTTTATTTTGAATGAAATCGTTTTCCAATAAAAATTTATCTTGTTCTCCTTTTCCGAATTTATGTTTATTATGGATAATGGTATAATGAGTATTCAAATATAGCGGACTGGATTTATATTTCGATAACATTGATACTAATATTTTACCGGTTACATTTGTTATCATTAATAATATATAATATAAACATTTCATTTTATATTATACTTACAAAATCTATTTTACAAATTTTTTAGATGCTCATATGCGGAATTGAACCGCAAACCTTCGGCTCATAAGACCGATGCTCTAACCAATTGAGCTATAAGAGCTTTTGCTCGACTGTAAGAGCTTTTTTAAAATCAATAAAAAATTTATTTACATTACAGATTATAAAAACTATACACTATTTTTTATTTTATATTTTTATACCTTCTTCTTCACTACTTTCTTTACGACTTTTGGTTCTTCTTGAACGGCAACTGGCGCTTCCACGACTGGTGATGCTACTGGAGCAGCTTTCTTCACAACCTTCTTTACTGGCTTCACTTCTTCGGGTTCTGGTTCAGCTTCTTCATCACTATCTTCCACTTCAGTTGTTGATTGCTTAGATACGACTGGTTCGGTATATTCTTCTTCATCATCTACCACCTCAGATGAAGCAACTGGTTTTTCCATCGCAGAAATTTCATCTTCAGATAATTGAATATGACACTTACCAAAAACGCTTACCACTTCTTTTGGCTTGACTACACATTGAATCATCTTCCAAGTTAATCCCCAGCCCTTTCCACCAAACCATAATCCACCACATTGTAAGACACAAGCGACATTACTTTGCTTTGGAATTAAGTCGATTGGTGTAATATTTTCATTATCACAAGGGAAGATTGACTTCATACTGGTATCATAAATTTCTACTGCCCAACGACCATTATAATTTGGTACCTTTGCACGAATAGATGGTGGCTTGGTTAAATCGATTTTTTTGGTGTTTTTATCTTTTGAATATTTAATAAATGGGAAGAAAGTATGCTTTGCTACATCCCTTGTCATTTCTTCACCGAACCATAATTCACTGTTCTTGACAGCATCATCTAATACTTGGTTTTCAAATTCTTTTAATTTTTTTAGGAACTCATCAGTACCTGGCTTACGATATTGGTCATTTGGGAAATTCAGTGACATTGTAAATTTTCCATCCGATTCACCAGTTTTCTCGTCGGTATAATCTGAAATACCCCAAGTCATCATTAGTGGAGTTTGGATAGATAATGCTCGGTTTGATTGAGTGCTGATAATATTAATTGATTTTCCACCACGGTCATTGACCTTTGGTTGCATATAGCGAATGTTGGAAGTGTTCCAATCATTAATAGTTAAAACGACAGGAGTTGATTTTGACATTGTTATAATTAGTTTTAAAAAGGAGTGTTATAAAGTTTGCTTTAAAAAGGAGTGTTATAAAAGAGTGCTTATAAACGAGTTATACACTATATATTGTGTATTCTTTAATTCAATTTTTTATAATATTTATTAGCGAATTTATAAATTTATGAAAAAGATGTTCTCTTTTTATCGTAATAATATTTCGTAAAAAAAGTATTTACAAAATAACTGTATTGTATTATAGAATGGAATTGTTCAAAACAATTATAAAATATATACCAACCCGTTATAATATTTATTCAGAATCAGAATCAAATTCTGATATAGAATCTGATATAGAATCTGATACAAGTTCTCACTCAGATGAAAATTCTCATCTGAGAAAAGATTTAGAAATATTTAATGAATCCACCATAACAAATCAAGCTAGTGATTGCCACAAGTACCTTCATCAGTGTATAAATGATAACATAATAAACTTAGATTATAATTCAATTTATACCCTATTAAATAATACCGAAATAGCATATTTGCCTGAGATACCGAATCCTTTTGAAAAAATACAAGTTATAAATTTAGGAAATAAGAACATTAAAATTGTATCTACAAATGAAACAAATATATTTAATAACTTTTATGCTCCAAACGGGAATAAAACCATTATACTGCAAAAAAATAATACTTGTGATTTGATTTATATAAAAACAGAAGAAAAATCTTTTTGGATATGTAAATAAATGTGTTTTATTAAGATAAAAATTTTGTATTAAATATTTATAGTATGTCTGAAGAAAACATTTCACTCACTGTGGATGAATTACCAACATTATACTTAGGAAAAGATACTACAGTTTATGATAACAAATGGGATTTTGGTAATGCGACTGTATATTTAAATAATATGCCCATTGAAGATAATATGGTTACGAATAAATCTTATGTAGATTCGTTATTTCAACAAGCAGATAAAAAAATCGACACAATATTAGATGGTGCGTCAGTAAGTGTTGAAAATTTCAAAAATTTTGTTGATTTTGTCAATAATAATCAACGTGAAAACGAAGCGGAATTATATAATTCTATTACTGATATATCGAATGGGATAATAAATGAAAAAAATCGTGCATTAGAAATAGAAGATATGATTAAAAAAGAAATCGATGATTTGCGAAATCGCTTAGATAATAACAGATCTGGAGATATGAATAATGATGAATTAAAAGCCGAAGTGAATCGTGCTACTGAAGAAGAACATAGAATTAATAATACAATCGAAGAAGTAAAGGCATCGGTGCAAAATGAAGTAAATAGAGCAAATGATGCCGAAATTAGAATTAATAATTCAATGGATGAAGTAAAAGCATCTATACAATACGAGGTGAATCGTGCGAATGAAGCGGAAAGCAGAATGAATACTTCGATTGATGAGGTAAAAGCATCTGTACAATACGAAGTGAATCGTGCGAATGAAGCGGAACAAAATTTGAGAACAGAATTATTAGAAGAAATAAAAAAAATGGGTTCTCCGATGGCATCAACTCTAACAGATACAAGTAAATTAGATGAAGAAATTGCTACATTAAAAGAAAGAGAAAATGCATTAGCAGAAGAAATTACTATATTAAAAGAAAAATTAAACGCAATATATCAATATTTTTTCAAAAATAATGCAACCACTGGCAATAAATTGAATATGCGTATTTAGCGTAACAAAATAAAATAATAAAACATATTAAATAATATATGTTCTATTATTTATAGAATGCAAGTGTTCTCGAAACCAATAATAGAAAACAAAACAAATATATTAAAAGATAATTCTGAAAAAGAAAAAATAATAACCTATGCCGATTATTATAATAAAAAGGTTATATTGAAAAAATATAAGTTACCTGACTTGAAATTAATAGTTAAACATTATAATTTACCGAGAACTGGTAACAAAGATGTTCTCATTGAGAGAATAGAGAATTATTTCAAACAAATCAAAAATTCGATTATAATACAAAAACGATTCAGGGGATGGATTGTTAGATATTCGTTTTTATTAAGAGGGAAAGCATTCCATAATAGAAAAGTTTGTGTAAATGATACCGACTTTATTACACTCGAGCCACTAGACGAAATACCATATGAACAATTTTATAGTTATACAGATAATTCGGATTTCGTATATGGATTTAACATATCATCATTAATACAATTAATGAAAAGTAAGGGGAAAATAGTGAATCCATATAATCGTGATAAATTCGATTTTAAAACATTAAATCAAATCGTTTCATTATATAATATAGTACAAATAATTTATCCCGAGTTCAAAGATGAAAGTTCTCATATATCTATACATATAGAAAGACCTATCGTTACTAGAGCTGAATCTACCAATCCTCGCATCGATTCGCCCGTAGCAAGTGTTTTGGCAAATTCTTATTTTTATCCTCGAATTATGAACATTAGTGTTATGACTGCAGACCTTCGTACAAAATATAATCGTATCATACAAATACGACAGAAGCCAGTAAATAGCCGAATACAAGAATTATTTATGGAAATTGACCAATTGGGTAATTATACCCAAAGTAGTTGGTTCTCGGATTTATCGCGTAGAGATTATGTAAGGTTCTATAGAATTATTTATGATATATGGACGTTTCGGGCACAATTATCCATTGAAATCAAAAATAAAATATGTCCATTATTTGAGCCATTTACGAATATTTTCGCTAGACCTATTTATCATACCGATATTTCACACGAAGAAATACAATTTGCTTGTATAACGATAATGGAAAATATGATATATTCTGGAGTAGACGATGATTTTCGTAAATTAGGGGCTTTACACGTGTTATCTGGTTTAACTATTGTCTCGTCTGGAGCGAGGCAATCATTACCTTGGTTATATGAATCCATCGCATATTAAATAATATATTTTTCATTGATAAATATATTATAATTTATCACCTATTTTGCCGTGCATTTCCATCTGCATAATTGATTTGGTGTTTAATAAGTATTTCAATTAGTTGCTTACCTATCCATCATCGAGAACCATATACTAGAACCTTCATAATTCTATATAATATATTATTATAATATTTCTTTTTATTTATGAATTGTTTATGCTTTAGTAAATAATCAAAAATATATTAATTAATATAAAATGAATATAAAGAAATTTATTTTAACTGCATAATTTTAAAAATAAATAAAATACCTTAGGTATTATCATCACCGAATATATAAATAAATATATTTTATCGAAAAACTACTTAAAAAGGAAACATATTATATGTATATAGTCAGAAATGGTTAGAGCTGTTAAATCCACTACTACTTCCGAAAAGCAAACCGTCGCCACCACCCCAGCACCAGTTGCCGTTGAGGCAACCAAGGCACCTCGTGCAAAGAAAGTGAAGACTGAAACCGTTGCCCCAGTCGCAACTGAAACTGCTGCCCCAGTTGTTGCCGATGCTCCAGTCGAATCTGGTGATGCATCTTCTCTTTCCGTAAAGATGACTGAGTTCAGTGCAAAACTTCAACAATTGGTTGGTCTATTCTCAACTGTCAAGAACGATTTCAAGACATTAGAGAAGACTGTTACCCGTGAGTTGAAGAACGCACAAAAGTCTTCATCTAAGAGAAGACGTTCTGGTGTTGCTAGACAACCATCTGGATTCGTCAAGCCAACTCGCATCAGTGACGAGTTAGCCGAATTCTTAGGCAAGACCGTTGGCACTGAAATGGCCAGAACATCCGTATCGAAGGAGATCAACCAATACATCCGCACCAACAGTCTTCAAGACAAGGCCAATGGTCGTAAGATCAACCCTGATGCTAAGTTATCAAAGCTTCTAAAGATCAACAAGGGAGATGAGCTAACTTACTTCAACTTACAAAAGTATATGAAGCATCACTTTGTCAAGGCTGGAGAAGTCGCCACTGCTTAAAGATATTTATATCGACCACTTAAAGAATTTTATAACAAAAAAAGAAACAAAAAAGAAGAATCAGAAAGAAACCTAGAAACAATAAAAAAACAAGAAGCCTAGAAACACTAAAAAACAAGAAACTTATAAAAAATTTATAAAAAATAAAAAACCACAAAATATAACATAAAAATCAAACGTTTATGTTATATACCTTTGCAAATTCATTATTTTTTACGATAATAAAATTCAAAAACTTATTTTTCCTAACTAAATAAATTCATTTATGTAATAAACAATATAAATATGTGAATAGATAACAATTATATAGTATGGATTCTACGAATAGCGACAAGACATTAAAACAGGAAAAACAAGAACTTTCTATTGAGGATAGAACCACTGAATATCTTAAAACAAATAAACCTAAATTATATGTATTAACACCTTGTTATGGCAGTTTATGTTTCGTAAATTACGTACAATGCATTATTGCTACTAAAGAATTACTCGCCAAATTCGGTATTGATATGGTGATTGAATTCTGTAGAAATGATAGTTTAGTATCTAGAGCACGTAATAATTTAGTAGCTAAAGCTATGAGTGACCCAGCGATGACTCATATGCTTTTCATTGATGCTGATATTACCTGGGGGCCATTAGATATTCTAAAATTATTAATAGCAGACAAATCATTGATCGGCGGTGTTTATCCTATTAAATATTATGATTGGGCTCGATTAACTAAAGATAAAAATGGTACTCCCGACCCAAATGTTATACAAAATTGGTTAGATATCAAAAAACGTTCCAATTTCAAAAACGCCATTAGTGACGAATATATGATTCAACATCGTTTATTGAAATATAATATTAATTATATAGATAATGTATTATCAGTTGAAAACAACTTAGCTAGAGTTCGTCATTTAGCCACTGGATTTATGATGTTTAAGCGTTCAGTCATAGAAAAAATGGCGTTAGCATATCCTACCACTAAATATACTGATGATGTAGGATTTTTAGTAGGAGAACAAAACAAATATGCATATGCATTATTTGACTGTGGGGTAGAAGATGATCATTACTATTCTGAAGATTGGTTATTTTGTCATAGATGGACAAAAATGGGTGGTAATATTTATATCGACGTAGGCATTAACTTAATGCATACTGGTAATGAAGATTATAAGGGTTGCTATCTAGCATCTATTTTATCATAAACAAAATATAAATCCCTCTTTAAATAATATATTTTTCAAATTTTCCATATTCATTTCTTTTTTTATAAATTCTGTAGGCACATCCGAAAAATCATAATTTTCTACTAAAAACATATCATACGTCTTTTTTAACATTTCATTATTTTTTATGTATTCAGTATTATCTTTTAACCATTCATAAAAATTTATATTCGATAAATCTTTATTCTGTAATAAATATTTATTATATTTATCAAACCATTTCATTGTATCATATAAATTTGTTTCCATATTGATGTTATAATCTGTTCCTGATAATACCATTATCTCACGAAATGTTTCTTCACGCATTTTTAGATCGTTTAATATCATATTTACATCATATAATACTGCCGTATGATTCAATAAGCTAATGTGTCGTATCACTCGATTACAACCATATAAAAACATATCCATATCATCACTTATACAAGCCCAAACATATCCAGATTTCACTAGATGTGCACATAATTGGTCTGCTTCATATTTAGATACTATATATTTTACACCATAAGCATCCATTAATTGTTTTACATTTTGAATATCTTCATCTCGGATACGTATAAACTGTTTTTTTAAAAATTCCATTTCTAATAATTCGGATTCTTTTAGTTCATCACCACTTTCTTCTAATTTTTTTTGCATTTCATTGTATTTCTGTTGTGCTTCCAACTTTTCAATTCGACGCTTTATTAATAATTCTTTTTTTTCGGGTGGTGGTTTACCGTCAAATATAAATATCGGTTCTATATTATATTTTTTCATAATAGATATAAATAAATACATATTCTCCAATAACGAATTATCTGCTATAAATTTATATAAATATATACTCGTATCTATCACCACTTTTTTATTTTCGAATTGTTTTAAATGAATTTTTTTTATTGTTTTTTTATTACAATTATCGAGTAAAAACCTATTTAAATTTTTTATACCCATTTTTGCTTTTTGATATCAACCGTTAATGATTCTTATTCCGAATCAATTTTATTACACTGGTATTTTTTTATCATAATATATTAGATACATGAAAGATATAACCATACAATTAAAACAATTCTTAGAAACCAATTTTATCAAAAAACACGATTGTCCTATTTCCAGGTTCTCGAATGAATCCAAATATTTATTAAATAATCTATTCAGTCTTATGATTAAAGCAGAACATTTTGTATATTCTTTAGATATACATAGTGAAATCATTAGAGGTAATAATACCCCAAAAAGTTATAGTCATTCCCATATGCCCAAGAATATTTTAGATGAAATTGAGAACCTGGATAAAATTTGTCATATTTATACTTTTTCTATTGGTGTTAAAAAATACCAAATCACCACGGTTTTTCCGACTTCTAAAAAATATTCCAACATAGCTATAATGCATAGAATAAAAAAAGTTATTATGTGGTTATATATCGCGAATCATTTTGCACCCAAACATTGTTCTCAAAAAATGAATGTTTATATTTATTTAACCGATTTACATAAAGTTCTCCCTACGAAACATAAAACAATTGAACAAGAACACGCCAATACGGCTTTCACTACCAGTTGTCAGCTAGTTACCGATATTACCTTATATCGCGAAGAAGAATGGTTCAAAGTTCTCATTCACGAATCCTTTCATAATCTCGGTTTAGATTTTTCAGCTCATAATAATAATAAGTGTATCAAATATATTCTATCCTTATTTCCAGTAAATTCAGAAGTGAATTTATTTGAATCCTACTGTGAAATATGGGCTGAATTGATGAATGTTATGTTCATTTCTTATTTCTCATTTTCCGCAAATGTAAGAACTATCGAGAACATTGATAAATTTATAAATAAAACCGAAAAGATGATGTTTTATGAAAACATTTATTCTATGTTTCAATGTGTCAAGGTTCTCCATTTTATGGGATTAGAATATAAAGACTTATATGATAATACCGATAAATCTATTCGAAAACGGGATGCTCAATATAAAGAAAAAACCAATGTTCTCTCTTATTATATCATTAAAAGTATTATAATGTTTCAATTAAACGATTTTTTAAAGTGGTGTTATCTTCATAATAAAGGTTCTCTGAATTTTAATAATCATAATAAAACGAATGATGAAAAGATTTTACTTTATTGTGAATTTATTCGAGAACATTATAAAGACTCTGATTATTTGAATTGTTTGAATATTTTTGAAAAATGGTTTCAGAATAAAAATAAATGTAATATCGAATGTAATACCTTACGTATGACTTTATTTGAGGTATAGAGCACAGCAAGAAAAAAGGCTTTCGCCCTTTTTCTTTTATTGTATGTTTTTATTTTTAATACATTAAAGTTTCACGCACAAATATGTTTTCACTTGGTGTTAATTTGGTATCCATAGCAACTACTTCTTTTGGACGATATTTTTCTAATTCTTTTTCCAATTCTTCGATTTTTTGCTTTTGTTCTTCGATTAACTTTTCCATTAAACCATAATTATTTACGATTTGATGCATATTCTTTGGAACTTCGGCTACTTCTTGAATGGGTGTCTTATTTATTTTTACTGTCATAAATCTTCTCATATATGGATTCTTTGAACTTTTGAAATTATGTCCGTTACGTCCATCGTAATAACCTTGTAATTTATATTCACCGAGATTATCTAATATTTTTCGTAATGGTTCTCCTGTTTCATACCAATTTTCAAAATGAATAAAGGCGGATAATGCAGATGGGTCGTGTTTCGATTCTTTGGTAATAAAATCTACACGAGATACCTTACCGATATCTAGTTGGTTCTCGAAATACTTCTTTATTGGTTCTTCTGAAATCAATTGAACACCATCTAATTCTAAATCCTTAGGAATAAATGGTACGTATAAACTTGTCCAGGAGTTTGGGGTTAATTCTAAGATTCTTGACATTTTAATAAAAGCGACTTTGTTTAAGAGCGATTGTTTTGGTTGTTTGATTATCTTTTATATTTTATAAAAAAAGTAATTCAATTTTATCGCTTTTTGTTCTCTTTTGTTATATTATATGTTATGTGTAGAACACTCGTTATTATATTGAGTGAAACCCGTGCATACGAATTAACATTTGATAGTTTCAAAAAAAATCTTATAGATAAACTAAATGCAGATTTATGTTTATGCATTGGCGTAAAGCCCGATTATAATTACAATAATCCTTTTTATAATTTAGCAAAATATAAATTTACTTATGATGAACCTGACGATTTTGGTGATGCGTTTGATTATGCGTATAATATTTTATCTAAAGATATCAAAAAATATGATAAAATAGACAATAAAAATGCTTTGTACGGTAAATTACAACACCCAAAACAATCTACTGAAAATATCACATATTACGGAGAATATGACAATAATACAAATATTCAACAATATAATGATGACAATATTGTAATACATTCTACTAATTTTCCAGATGAAAAATGGAAACGTCAAATATATGGGATAAAGAATAATAATGAAAATAATTTTATAACTCAAGATAATGTTACTACTTACGTAAATAATAAACAGCATTTACATTGGAGAGAATTTCTGAAAATAAAAGACCAATTTCTAGGTGGAATTAAAGATAAACATCATCAACATCCTGGTTCTGCTGGAATATTAATTTTTTTTAGATGGTTTTTACTAAAAAACCTTATTGATAATGATATAATTAATAAGTATGATAGATTTATTATTACTAGAAGTGATTTTATATATCAATTACCTCACCCAAACCTTGAACTAATGAATGAAACGAATATATGGATACCTGATTGCGAACAATATGGTGGTTTTACTGATAGACACGTGGTTTTATCGAAAGATAATATTGAAGTGTATTTGAATATATTGAACAATTTTGTTCTTAGATCAAATGAATATTTTACAAAGATGAAAAGTAAAAAGAAGTGGAATTTGGAACAAGTCATTAAATTTCATTTGGAGCAAAACAACGTATTACGACAAGTAAAAGAATTTCCTTATATAATGTATTCAGTTCGAAATATAAACGGAACGACTCGTTGGCAACAAGGCATTTTTTCAAAAGAGTTTGGTTATTATATCAAATATCATACTGAATATAATAAATCTAAATTTTATAAAGAAGATTTCGAAAAATCGGGTTTAACTATTGATGATTACTATAAAAGCAAATTATAATCAACAATTATCGTATTTCTTTTCTTAATTTCATCAATGGCTCATCTGGAACTGGTGGACTTCTTCTAACAAAATGAACCAATTTTGCATTTTTTGTTTCCATTAATATTTTTTTCAAATCCAAATTCTGTGTAAATTTGGCTTGTATGGCGTTTTTTCTTGCTTCTTCAAAACGCGGGTTCTCCTTTATTTCAAAAAAGTCTTCATCTACTTTCACATTCTTTGGTCGAATCTGTTTATCCTTTAATTTTCCTGTTTTTCCACCAGCCACTTTCGCAAGTTCTATATCTTTCGATATATCACTTTCACTATCCAATGAAAATTCTTTATAAAAATCTGGGAAACCCTTCTTATACTGTGAAGCCAAATAATAATGTTCTACGGATGCCCATCTATGCCCATCTAATGTAAACTGTGTCATCCACGTATCATCCAATTTTCTACGCCAATTATCACATATGTTATCCTTATCTTTATTTAAACTATTAAATTCAATCAATTTCGCATCTGGTATTTTTTCTCCAGAACCTTTACCCGCTTTAGGCTTACAATCAGATTTCGAATGAAATTCAAAAATAATTTCGGGGTCATATAAATCATATTCCATTTCGACATCATCCGAATCGTTTGGTGCTCCTTCATCTGGAGATAATCCTAATTTACTTTTGAAATTTCGAAAATCTCGTATTAAATAATATGGGCCAGCATTCTTTTCCATACATTTATTTATTATCAATGCCTTTATGTCATATGGTATTTCACTGAAATTAAATATTCGTTTATTTTTATAAATAATCAAATCATAATGATTTCCCAAATATCCAACCATTATATAAAAATCAGGCGAAAAATTACCTTGTTTTTCCAAATCACTATCATTCAATTGACCACATTGTAATACTGAATCTAAATCATCCGCATTATATGATTCTTTCGATAATATAATAATTTTTACATTCAATACCTTTTCTATGGTTGAAATTGCCCACGTATCCGCCCAATAATTTGGTGTCTTTATAAATTCACGTAATTTTTCTAACGAGTCTATACCAGACATAAACTCGAAATCCGTCATCATTTCTTTTACATCATCACGTTCTGCCTTTAATACATTATAACGTTCGGATATTCGTTTTGCTTGATCCAATATTTCTTTGGTTTCTTCTTTTGTTTTTACCGCATCATTCTTTTTCTTCAATTGAGTACTTATTTTTTTTAAATCTTTCATTTCCTTTTCTTTTGTTTGTAACTCACCCAAAAAATTCAAATATAAGACTCTATAGTTATTATATATTTCGTCAGTCACTTCATTCGATAAAATGGCTCGTAATTTATCAACTGTTGTAATATATCCATTTTGTTTATATGCTTCAACAATCGTTGAGAAAAAGCAATCTCCATCCTTGGCTGTTTCTACGATATCATAATTATTATTCGCCATACATTTTTCTATCCATGTTGTTCGATTCGATTCCTTATAATCACCTTTTATATTATTCGATTCGGATTCTGTTTCTTCCTGTAATTTCATTGGTATTTTTTCATTTTTTTCTATCATAAATATTCCATCTTTCAATATTTTATCTGTTTTTTCTTTTTCTTTGGAAATACTTTGTTGAGGTATTCTTAATTTTAACACGTCTTCTTCATCGGTTATTGGAATATCGTCGTGTTCTTCTTCAATTTCTTTCGTTTCACTTTTTTCTATAGTTTCTATTTCCTTATCCGATTTTTCTTGTTTTGTTTCTTTCATCTCATTTTTTATAAATTCTTCGTTTACAAACTTAAAAAATAATAAATTACCTTTATTTAAATCTACATAACCTTCCTCATCAATTATGCTAATTAAACGATTGTTATCAACTTCAAATACACCTATTTTTGCGACTGGACTTTCATCTACTATCAAATATAAATGAAAATATACTATACCTTTACTTGAATATGTGTGTTTTTCTTTTCCCAATGCAAATTCTATATTCATATTATGAATCGTATATGAATATGTCCAAGATGAAACGCCAATATCTTCATCGTCTACATCTATATCTTCTTTATAATCTACTTTATCTGGATTTATCTTCGATTTTACCATATATTATAGTTTAATATCATATTTTTATTTCATTTACGCATTAGATAATATTTTTATTATGAAAAATATTATTTTATCTATTTTTTCATCTGGTCTAAAATATCCATATATTTGAATATCGCACGTGTCGATAAACTCTGCTTCTCCTTTGATTTCATTTTCGATATAGTATTGATGTTATCTAATATCATTGTCCATTCTACTTGGTCGTTACAAAGACTTTTTGAACTTGGTACTAATATAAATAAATTTTCTGTAATTTCTTCAACCTCGTTTGTTTTATTTGGTAAATCTACATATTGAAATATGATATCTTGAAAATATATTATTACATCTACGACTGCCTTTTTTTCTATGATTCCTTTTTTCATTAAATTTATGATAAATAACGATAACGATTTTCTACGGTCATTCGATTTATTATAATTACAAAATGCATCATAATCCGTATTTGGGTCTATGTAATTTATATCTCGTACATTTTCTTTATAATTATCTATATATTCTACTATGACATCATTAAATATTTCGTATTTTTTTATTAATTCTTTATATAGATTTGCATATAACTCTGAATTAATTTTATTATTACAAGCTATATCGAAAATTGCTGTCACTATTTTTTTTATATTATTCTCTTTTGTATTTGTATTTGTATTTTCTTCTTCTTCTTCTTCTGATTCCTCTGAATCTATTTCTCCTAATGTTTTCCCTATCAATTCTAATAGTGCATCTCGTTGTACTTCATAATTTTTTATCGATATTTTATTCAAACATACTCGTATATCATTTATCGATTTATCAATTCCCTCTTTTTTATCTATTTTGGTAACTTTGAAATTACGTATGCTATTCCAGTCTTCATCTGAAATCGGCTTATTCCGATTGGTCAATTTCGACTTCTTATAATTTCCAAATTCTTCTTTTTTTTGCTTTTGCTCACCATTATTATGAATAGGCATAGGTGCTATATTATTTATTTCCATCGTCAATTTATTTATTAATTCCATTATAGTTAGTGGTAAATTATAATTTAAACCATCAAATGTGATTCTATTATAATCTTCCAATTGATAACAAGACATTTCTCTTAATAATACTATTATTACGGTTTTATATCTTTTTGATAAATAAATATAATATTTCACATCAATCGACATAAATACTATTTACTTATTACTATTATAATGGATAGTGTAAATATTGATAACGAGAAAAAAAATGAAAATGATAAAGAAATTAAAAATTGGGATGATTTAAATTTATCTGATGACTTATTGCGTGGTATCTATGCGTATGGATTCGAACAACCTAGTGAAATCCAAAAAAAAACAATTCGCCATATTATAAACGGGACAGAACTCATTGCACAAGCTCAATCAGGCAGTGGAAAAACTGGTGCTTTTTCAATTGGTACACTACAAAGAATCGATGTTACTAATAATAATACACAGGCTTTATTAATTGCTCCTACTCACGAGTTAGCAAGACAAACAGCTTTAGTTATTACTAAATTGGGTGCTATGATAAATGGTTTAGTTGTAAAAACTGTTATTGGTGGAACCTCGATACAAGATGATATGAAATCTATACGTAAAAATCCTCCTCATATTATTGTGGGCTCCAGTGGTAGAATTTATGATATGATAAAACGTAATTGTATTAAAACTGGAAATATTAAAGTATTAGTTCTCGATGAAGCCGATGAATTACTTTCAAAGGGATTCAAAGAACAAATATATAATATATTTCAAACGCTTAACTCAAATATTCAGGTTCTCTTATTCAGTACTACTCTACCTCAAAGTATTCTAGAACTTACGAATAAATTTATGGATAATCCACTAAAAATCATAATGAAAAAAGAAGACCTTACATTAGAATGTATCCAACAATTCTTTCTAGCTATGATTGATGATAATGCCAAATACAATATGCTTAAAGATTTATTTTCATTGATTAGTGTATCACAATGTATTCTATATTGTAATAGTGTACGTCGGGTTACCGATTTATATGATACAATGATTGCCGATGGATTTTCAGTATGTATGATACATAGTTCTATGGATAAATCTGAACGAGAAAAAGCCTTACATAGCTTTCGTAACGGGTCTTTCCGTGTTCTCATTTCATCTGACCTCACTGCCCGTGGTATTGATATACAACAAGTAAGTACAGTTATCAATTTCGATATACCCAAATGCTATAATACGTATTTACATCGTATTGGGCGTAGTGGTAGATGGGGACGTAAAGGTTTTGCTATTAATTTTGTAACAAAACGTGATATTAATATTATGAGGGGTATAGAAAACCATTATAAAATTAATATCAATGAATTACCTCTTGATTTCAAATTCATTGTATGATAGACCGATGCGTTTATAATATCTATTTTTTTTGAATCGATATTATAATGTTTAATTCCATATTATCTCATATTACTAAAGAAATAACCCCATCTATCGTTGAAGGTCATTGTTTTAATGAAGGTGAATATATGAATAATGGTGAATCTATGAATAAATATGATTCTATCAATGAAGGTGAAATCGATAACAATATTTTCAAGTTACCTATTCATTATTTAGACGATTCTGAAATACATCCTTTATCTAGTATTGTATCTAATGATTTAGAATTGGCTACGAGTTCTTCTGAAAATAGTCAATCTATGTACCAACATTTATTCAAACCTAAACACATATTTGCCGAAAATATGATTCCGTATTGGAATAAACATTATACTACCAATATTGATTATTTAAATGATACCAAAAATGTTATCGAAGATATGTGTCTATATAGACAAGCATTATCCACTACTAAATATGATATTGACTGTAATAAAATTATGGATATCTGGAACATTACTAAAAAAGACGACGACTTTCTTATCAAATACTCATTCATCGAATGGGATATGTTCAAAAATTTTAACCAATCTCCATCCTTCTTACAATGGTTATCTATTATCAACATCGCATCTCCAGTCATGAGTTTACTATTACCTTTTTTCCTACTGTTAATGCCTTTCCTTATCATAAAATTACAAGGAATCCCTATCACATTTCAAACATATATGGATGTTCTCAAATCTATCGCTAAAAACCATTTTATCGGTAAAGCATTGTTGAACATGGATTCGATTTCTCCCGATAAAGTAATTTATGTTATATTTATGATGGGTCTTTATCTATTACAGATTTACCAGAATATTTGCCAATGTAACCGTTTCTATCATAATATATCAAACATCAATCAATATCTCATCGAAATGCGTGATTATACTCATTATTCCATCGAATCCATGGAGAACTTTATTGAAATCCATCAAAACAAGAGAAGTTACTCGAGATTCATTGATACTATACATAAACATTGTCAGGTTCTCAAAAAATTCCATAGTGAACTTGTTTCTATTCAACCATTCAAACACTCTATATCCAAATTCGGTGAAATGGGATATATGTTGAAATGTTTTTATGAATTACATTCAAACAAACTCTATGAAGTTTCTTTACAATATTCTTTTAGTTTTGAAGGATATGTCAATAATTTATTGGGTGTATTCGAGAACATACAAAATAATGTTGTTTCTTATGCCAAATTTGACAAATCATTCACGTGTACTATCGATAAACAATATTATCCACCATTAATGGATGTCGAACACGTCAAAAATAGTTGTGATTTTGATAAAAATATGATTATTTCTTCTCCAAATGCTGGTGGAAAAACCACGATGATTAAAACCACCACCATCAATATCATTTTTTCACAACAACTCGGCTGTGGTTTCTATAAACATTGTGCATTGAATCCTTATACTCATATTCATTCTTATTTGAATATTCCCGATACTTCTGGACGTGACTCGTTATTTCAAGCTGAATCTAGACGATGTAAAGAAATTATCGATATCATTCATTCAAATGCCGACGAGAACAAGTATAGACATTTCTGTATTTTCGATGAATTATATTCGGGAACAAACCCAGTAGAAGCCACCAAATCCGCTTACGCTTTCTTAACATATTTAAATAAATTCAATAATGTAAATTTTATCTTGACCACCCATTATGTATCCTTATGTAAAAAGATGAAAAAATCCGATAGAATTCAGAATTATAAGATGGAAGTCGAGAACCTACCCGATGGTTCATTAAAATATACGTATCGAATGAAAAAAGGTATTTCGAAAATTCAGGGTGCCGTAAAAATTCTTCAACAAATGAATTATCCTACCGAAATATTAAATACCATTTCTGATTATAAGTAGTTCGTATGAAAATATAATTTTATAATGGATATAAAATTATATCGACTGTTATAACAACAATGTTTTTACAGCTATGCAAATCCGCGTTTTTTACGTTATCTATTTTTACAACGTCTATTTATACTGCTTATAATATTTGTAATTCAAAAAAATATCATTTTATAAATCCATCCTACAATACTGATAAAGAACGTTTATTTTCTTATTTATTTACCATTGGCCGAAATATTATTCCCGTATTTGCTACAAGTACTCTAATCAATTATTATTCCATCTCGGCATTCGATAAATCTAAACATAATTTTGTTCAAGCTATGACAAATATTATACTATATACATTCATAGTCGAATTTTGTTATTATGTGTACCATAGAGCCATTCATACAAAAGGCTTATATAAACAAATACATTCAAAACATCACGAAAATGTTATCGTATATCCATTAGATTCGTTATATTTTACTCCAATTGATATTATGTTCTATATTTCTTGCTTACACGCTCCATTATTAATAATTAAAATGGATGGGTTTGAATATTTTATGGCTCTATATTTTTATGTTACTCTAGGATTTCTATCACATTCTAATATATGTTTTACGCATCACGTAATTCATCATAAATTATTTAAATATAATTTCTGTTTGGTTTTTCCATATTTTGATATTCTATTTGGTACATATCGTGAAAAATAATTTATTTCTGAAAAATCATTATTTGTTCAGCTGTCTCTTTATGTTTCGTCGAATGCACATCTTTATTATACATCGGCTGTTGTGATTTGAATGTAAAATATTTCTTGGCGACTTTATTCATATCACCCAATAAATCATATTGGTCACCCGTATTTTCTGAACCATACCCCGATAAAATATAACACATTTTTCCATTTGGTTCGAGAACATAATGACATAATCGAATAGTTTCTTCCCAATATTTGGTAAGCCACTCTTCATACGTTTTATATTGTTCGGTACTCTGATTTTTACCTGCATATAACTCTAATTTATAATAGGGAGGACTAAAAAATACCACATCAAAATGTTCTCGATATTTCTTTTTAAATCCAGAAATTTTCATCAAGTCCTCGGATGGATGACAAAATATTTTCACTTCTTTATCTGGGTATTGAGTCTTAGCAAAATCGGCTGTTTTCTTACATACATCGGTAATTACATCGGTTCCTACATATTCCTTCACCAATGGACATTCTAAAAACCCAAAGCAATAAGATGTCCAACCTAATGTCGGCGTGAATATTTTGGTACCTTTTAGAATTGAATGATTCAATGAATAAACCAAAAACGGATTCATTATCGAAGCTCGGAAATAGAAGGATGAAAACACACTACCTAAACGCCCATCCTGAATATAAAAAAGAGCACTCGGTGTCAATATTTTATAATCAATGATATTATGTAAATACAAATCGGTGATTACTTCCATATAGGTGGGCACATTATCGATGCCTGATTTAGTATTTTCCAATATATCTTTATAATGTAGATTTCGTATCAAATTTTTATAGGTAGGATGTTTATTATTATCCATTGCTTTATTTTTCATAGCTACATCTTCGATATGTAAATTGGAATCTTGTACTCTCAATGACATATTATAAAATCGTTTTAAATATTCATTGCGGGTTTGTATGTTCTCAAATAATAATTTGATTTTGGCCTTTTCGATGTCTTTTCGTTTCATATATTCCTTCAATGGTTCCAAATGTTCACCAATTCTTACCTTAGCCTTATCCAAAAATTCTTGAAATGTTATCGTTTTATTTTGATGAAACATTCCTATAAATGTATCTAATGTCAATAATTTCATTATCTAATATGTGATGAGATTATTTATTTATGCATATTCAAAAATTGTTTCAATGGATTTACTTTACTATTGGTATCTGGGTGAGGTTCTTCAACAGGTGTGGTATAACCATTTAAACTTGTTACCATATCATAACCAAATACTTCAAAATCTTTTTTATATATTTCATTAAATTTATGTAACGATTCTTCATCAAAATATTCTTTTAAATCATATGTAGGTAAGTTGAGGTCTTCTGCAAATTTGATGAATTCATTATTATATGTTTCTAATTTGAATTTTTTGATATCTTCTACGATTTCATCTTTTTCGTTGGTAATGAATTTGTATTGTGGATAAAAATGAATATACTTATAATGGTAATCGTCGAACTGTTCATTTGTTAAGGTTTCTAATATAAATTGTTTCGCGGTTTTTTCTTCGGAGTACATAGTATTCAAAAACGCTGAAATAAATCTTTCATATGGGTCTCTGCTAAATGTTATATATGTATGGTCAAAATCTTGTCTTACATAATCTGTTCTCATTTTATATGGTATATGTGCTAAATCTAAATGTTGATCTTTTATAAACCACCAATGTTTTATGACTTGATATAAATCTTTTATTATTTGAGTACGAATAAAGGTACCAATTGGAATTGGGATATCTATATAAACAAAATAAACGTCTTTCTTTGTGAAAATAAACATTATATATATTTTTGATAAGTTTTTTTTTACCAACTTTATACGTATTCAACAAAAAACTATACACATAAATATATTATTGTATAGTCATTTTATTATATACCCTATATGTTTGATTTATACTTCTACTATCCGATGTTTTACATCTAAATTCATATGTAATATCATTGATATCATCTTCAATATTATAATATTTTATCATATACTTATCGAATGTTACCCACGCCCAAAAATAATTCGTATCAGGATTATATGTTCTAGACGGTTTATGTTTTAATAATAATTTATTAC